CGCTGCGTGGTATAGGATGCGCCCGTGGTCACGCGCACGTCGAATTTGCCAGTGTCAAGATTATACGGCTGTTCCTGCTCAGGAGCCATCGCGCCGTTAATACCGACAAGCTTGTAATTGTCCTCTTTATCGACGACGGAAACGATACGCTGCGTATCCTCGACTTCCGGCAAGGCGCACACAATGATTTTGCCAACCTGTGTAATAGACTTCACCAGATTATCCCCGAAGTGGAAATTACCCACATCGGAGCTTTGCTCGAGTTGCTTAATGGCAACACCTGATGCATCACCTTCACGCTTACCAGCGGAGGCGTTGTACATGCCCAGAATTTCGCGGATGTTATTAGCAGTTGACTGTGACGCATTTACCACACCCGTCGGAATGGTCGGGGGCTGCAAACGCTCAGGCGGCGGGGCGGGCTGTCCGTCGATATCTGTCTGATTGTAATACAGCACCATTGCCTTGTCAGGCTGCGCCCACTGGTCTTCAAACCCGCGCATTTGACCCGCAGCGGCCTGCACCGGGGCTTGCTGCTGTTTTAGGAGAAGCTCGGTTTCCAGCGCTTTCCACAGGTTAAACGTCTTTTGTGCGTCCTTAGCCTTGCGAATCAGGCTGAAAATATGCCGCTTGCCGTCATTCCACGCTTCTTCGCCATACACCGGCACAACCGGGATATATTTGCCCGGAAACGTGGATTCTTCGAGAATATCCGACCCGGCCAGCTTGTAATGCCGCACGACGGGCTTTTTCATTTTGCGAGTGGTTTTGTACTTCGCCTTGGGGCGTACCGGCTCTTTAGTGCCGTCATCGAGCAGGCCGTATTCATTTTCTTTGCAGTCAAGGCAAAAATACTCGACAATCGTGATTTTACCCTCGGACATGCCCTGATGCGTGCCGTTTTCCATCGTATCTTCAAACGGAACCGCCTCAGCGTCGGGCCATTGCCGCTGAAAATCATCGACCGACATTTCCTCAATGACAAACGCAAACTTAGCATCTGAACCGTCCGGCTCCACGGAATCAGGGTCAATATAAACCCCAAGCGGGTTAACCACGCGCTTGATAACTAATTCTTGGTCGAAGGTGTCGTCGTCAATATATTGGCGGTCAACACGGATAAACCCAATCGAACATCCCACAGAGAAATCCGCCGCCATGTCATAGGCTGCATCGGCATTGCTCTTGTATTCGATGGCCTTGATGCGCCCCGATAGCATTTCAGCGGTCTTGGGGTCAGAATCAAGGCTGGCAGGGATAACATTAATCGTCGGCGTATTCATGCGAATATCGTTGACGACCTGATGCTTAAACTGCGTTAACTGGTCAATTTGGGGGACGGGACGGCCAACCGTGGCGCGGTCATTAAACTCGCGCTCATCCCACATCGCCCCTTCACGGTCGGACATGAAATCCAAGTCGGCCTTAGCCTTGGCGTAAATATCTCGCCACCCCTCAAGCGCGGCTTTGTACCGCTTTTTTGCTAACTCAAGAATATCCGCAGCTTCGCTCATGAACATTACTTCACAAAGGGGTGGCTTGCTGTCGGATGCGTCAACGCCTAGCGTCTCGCCTTGAGTAGCAAATATTTATTTACTATATCTTGTGTCAATAGACAAGTCAAAGATTTTACAGGCCCAGACTCGCCATATCCTCGAATGCTGCCTCAAGGGACGTATAAAACGCCCAATCCATGTACAGTTTGCCATTCTTTTCGGATTTAATCACAGGCGCATCCGGGCAATAAGGGAATCCCATCTCGGTGGCAACGTTGTAAATCTCGCGCTTGGCTTTTTCCTGCTCGATGTCGGATAGGTTCTTTAATTCAACGGTGAAAATCTGCCTCATACTCGCCTCATCATGATGGATGACATTTTCGTTACTTGCGGTTTCTTAAAGTGCTGCGCGAAACATAGGAACGCATCAGCGCCGTGTGAATAATCGTCGTGTTTTGGTTCCTTACTGACTCGGCCTGTTTCCGGGTCGCGGACATAGGCATAATGCCGCAAGCACTGCAATCCGTCAGCGGTCTTTTCCTTGTCAAATACACATTGCCCGAATATCGACCGAGCAGCGTCAATGCCAAGCGCCTTTTTAGCAATGCGCGGAACAATACGGACATTCTTTCCAAGACGTGGATTGTTGTTAACGGCGGTAACTAGCTGCTGCTTGATGGTGCTTTGTGCGGCTAGTTGTTCATGTTCGGCATCATGCGGCAAGCAGTGTTCGCCATAGCTATAACCGCGCTCTATGAGAACATCGATATAGTGGGACATTTTGAAGCCGCTAGCCTGATAGTAATCGACGATGCGATATTCCATGCCGATAATCTGAACAAACCATATCGCGGTATTGTCAGACTGCCCCAAGTCCCAGAAGGTGCATACAGGAATGCCGGACTTGATGGGCACCTTTGTTAGCCGCTGCTCCTCGGATGCTAGGCGTATCTCGTCAGCGAAGATAGCACCGTCCACGGCTTGTTTGCATTGGCCCTCCCAGACGTTGAGATACTCTTGATAGTTCTTCTTTTTCAGCGAATCCTTTTCCTTGCGTAGCACATCAGGAAACCACTCGTTATCGTCCCAGTTGATCTTAACAACGATTGCGTCATCTGGCGGGCTAACAACGTAATCCTGATATATCGGGTCATCCTCTAAGTCAGGGTTGAACGATAGCCAGATTTCGGAACCTTCAGCGCGTATCGTGGGGATTAGCACGTTCATACTTGCCTTTGATACAGTCTGCGCCTCCTCGACCCACACGCGAGTTATTCCGGGTATGGATTTAATGTTAGCGATGTTTGTACGCAGGCCAGCGAAAAGAAATTCCGTGCCATTGAGGCGATTGATAATCGTGGTTTTCTGAACCTCGTATATCGCTTGCATCCCCATTTGCTCGATCTGCTCGACTAACAAGGCGTGAACGGATTCGTTGATGGAACGCTGGATTTCACGCGCACATAATATTTTGTGTTTCGCCTGTCCTCCCTGTAATAACAAAGCGCGCGCGATGTTCTGCGACTTGCCACCACCACGGCCACCATATAACACCTTATAGCGGCTCGGCTCGAACAAACAGCGGAGCTTGTCAGGAAACTGTATTGTCATGCTCGATTACCATGTTTTTCGGCTTGATGAACTCAATGGTGAAATTCACGTTCATATCATTTGTTACGGTGCCGGATTGAATAATCGATTGTTGCGGCTTGCCGTCTACCCTGTCTAACAACTCCCTGACGGCGCTAATACCGCGTATGTCTCCGCCATTGCGCTGCACGATAGCGACAAGCTCTCGCATGGCCAGCGTGCGCAGGGCATCCTTATCGCTGATATCAACGTCCGGCGTGGCCCGCGCTTCCTGTTTTACCGTAGGGGGGTTCCTGCGCGGGGTGAAATTCTTATCAGGAGCGGGAATATAATCTGCCATGATGCAATAATACAGCATTTAGTAGCACTGGCGCAACACCCACCACTATTAAGGGGCATTCAGGGGGTGTTGGTTAAATGTTGTTAATCTACTCAATGGAGGCCCGTTACTACTCGTTACTGCTCGTTACTATACTGGTTACGGAGCTAACCTATTGTTTTGTTGTTATTTATTAAATATTATGTAACGTAGTAATGGGTTTCTATACGTGGGGCTAAATAATGTATATTCACCATACAAAACAATGGGGTATAAAACACCATAATATTCTATAAGGTCCGCCAGTACCGTTACCTCGTTACAAAACGCGTTTTATCGTTACATTACAACAACATATCAAGAATTCGCATAGTAATGAGTAGTAACGAGTTTTGGCCCGATGGCGTATAACTATTACTTTTTACAACCAATGATACGTATTTTACACCAAATATGGCTAAAATCTACACAAGGAATTTTAACCCGCCGCTATTCTTGCTTCGTATTCCAATTTTGCGCAAAGCGCTTGCGACCGCCCTAGTTTCTACCTGTGTTATTTGTATAAAGCCAATATCAAGCGCGACCTGTGTTGCTGTTTTCCACTCATAGATGCCGCCAGTCCGGTCCTCTATGTACTTTCTCACCCTTGACAGCATATCACTGTCAACTTCTTGTGTGTTTTTTACAATTATCACCTTGACTTTTTCGTATCGGTATTTCATGGCAAGCTATTCCTTTAATTTATGTTTCGAGCAAAGAATCGTTACTCAATAACTTTATATAATGCATTGAGTTTTTCTGCAACGAATAAAAAAAATCGCCCTACTCATTACATTTTTGTTGACCACCATAATCAATCGTGTATGGTGAATATACAAGCACTGACGAACAACACATAAAACGAGGATGCGACATGTACCAATATAAAATCAACGAAACCGAAACAGGCTTCGACGTTTACAGAAACGGCTTGTTTTTTCTTACCACCACAAGCCGAGACCGCGCCGAGTATGCCATCGAAGCGCTATATTTATTGGATAAGAACGAAGCCGAAAAAACACACAACCGGATTGATCTACGCCTTAACAAAAGGAACGCATAACATGCCACATACACAATCAACAAAACGGGCCATTGCTAAATATGGCCGAGAATTTTGCCTTGAGGCATACAATCTGAATCGCTCTGGGGAGGGTGCAAGCACAATAGCCTGCTATTTATCCCTTCCCGGAATGCGCCAAGCGGATG